ATCCCCATTTATATCTATCCCTTTACCTGGTATTGAATATACGGCATTATTCGCGGCATCGGCGACGGCCATATGACCCATGGAAGTTATTGTACCATTATTGAATAGTTTCATGCAGGTTTTGTCCCGGGTGGCCGGGGAGCTGATACTCGTTGATTTTCCAGCGGTATGTCCACTAGCTACAAACTCCAATCGACCAGCTGAACCGGGTTGAGTGGTAGTATTGGTACTAGTTCCGGACCAGAACATCCAGTGATCTACATTTGTTGGCATGCCACCCATGCCGAAATTGTTATTAGCGGAATATATATTGACTCCACCCTCACCACCAATATGTACTACCTCATTCGTTAAGCCCCCGGTGTTAGCAGGTTTTGGCCAATAAAAAGTTCCGTCTGGATGTCCGGAGTGAGTGTAAGTGTCGTCGTTGCCTATCCATGTCTCTAAAGTTGATCGCATTTCACCGGCTCCTAATATCAAGCCATCATCACATCCTAATGATATCCCACCGTCACCACATGTTCGCCTCATAGACGCTCTTAAGGAGCCTCCGGAGCTGGAATCATATACCCGTATAAGATCTGTGGCACCTTCACCGCCCGCTTGTCCGCGGTCTTGGTAGCCTGCGGTAGACGATGTATTATTAAAAATTAGCATGCCGTTGTTTTGTGTGGCTGAAGTTAATTGTATGTTACCGGAGGTGATTTCTAATTTTTCGGTTGCACCAGCATCACCGTACATGTCATCACCAATGCCGACATTTCCATCCTCGGTAATCACCAGCTTCGATACTCCGGAGATGCCATTGTTAGTATGAAATACTCGAAAATCAGTACTAGACGAAGCGCCGACTTCTTGAAAATTATCTAAATGCCACCACCGGCTGGGTTCATCATACGACCCTCTTAATTGAAGCTCTCCTCCCTCACCCGGTGCGCTGCCACTTAACGCGACATACGACGTCGAGAATATGGCTCCTTGATCTCCTCCGACTCGGAGAAGGAGGGGGACTTTGAACTTACTATCATTACCTATAGTTACAAACGCAAATCCACTATCCGGAGGGGAACTACCCCCGTCCGTTTTTTCAAATATCATACAATCATTACCTATTCCAAGTGTAGAGTCTGTATTCTTTATATACATTCTACATATACTATCCGCTAGTGGGATCGAGGTATCAGTCAGGTAATCATCATGGCCAACCTGGATGGCACCTTCTACATCTAGTAAAGATTGCGGGGTTGCTGTACCTATACCCACACGAGGACCATTAGTTGTGTCATTGGATACTATAAATGCAGTACCGTTAGTCGTATTTTGACATAAAATATAATCATGGTCGGTAGAAGTACTAGTATCAATCAACAGCCTATTACCATAATCACCTGTTCCGATTGCCGACCCTCCAGTTATGGCAATACCGCCATTATTTAAATGTAGTCTATTTAGAGGGGCTTCCTCACCAATACCAACATTACCTGTGCCGAGAATCCTCATTCTCTCGGTACCATCAGTACTGAATCTTATAGGTAAATCATCTTCTTGAGCAAGTATTGTTCCGGAGGAGGGACCGCCATGGTGCTGTATTCTAAAGGACTCACCAGTAACGACAGGATAAGCTCCGGTTGCCGCAAGCTCGTCACCCGTATATGATACTAACTCTATAGCACCCCAGCCTGTTGTACTTTCCGCGACACCGTTTCCGGCGGAGTGAGTAACAGTAAGGGTAGTACCATAATCTGATATGTCACCATCGGAAGCACCGGTTCCATATCCTGGGCCGATGACTAATCGTGGACCGATGCCCTTGTCCCATGTACTGGAACCGTCGCTGGCACCTATCCTTGGTGAATGTAGTGACATGAGATTTTCTCCAGTAGTATCGTCATTACCGATACCGATGGCTTCAAAAATCAAGCCGTAATCATCTACACTACTTTGATTAGGGCGCACTCTATATCCCCATGTATGTATGGAATTCGGCATATATATACCATCTCCGTAAAAATTACCGGATGCGCTTACATGTCCAACGACTGTTAATGCCTCATTAGGGTCAGATGTACCTATTCCAACCTTACCACCCTGCTCAACACAAAATATTTCAACACCAATGCCATCAATTGTTACTCTTGGTACACCGTCAGCATTTGATTTGATTCTATGTTGCATACCATAAGTGCCCCAAGTTCCATCGGTCCCATCATAACTGTCAGTACCGGCGATTAAATAAACAGCATCCTGATCGGACGCATACGTGATATTTCTAACAAGAATCGGTCCATCATTAACATCAAGTTTTGTTTTAGGATCATTAGTATCTATTCCAACATTACCACCATCTTCAATATAAAACACCGATACACCATCATCCTGAACATCTATAATTGGCTCCGATCCTGTTTGATTAACTATTAATGCTGGACCTGTACCGGCATTAGTAATATCCATTGCACTCGTAACAGTTACTAGTGTATCTACATATGTAAAGTCTCCATGGACACTTAATGATCCCATTACTGTTAAGTCTTCTGTAAACTTACCGGAACCGGCGACATGTAGCTTCTCGGCCGGGGCTGTGGTTCCTATTCCAACATTACCGGACTCATCCCTAATAGTCATGGAGATTTGGTTGTTTGCAAACGCATTCAGGCGGAACTCCAAGTCACCGGTGGCGTTCGTCCATAAGCAGTTAGCCTCGTCTCCATTTCTCAACTGTAATACTTCATCAATGCGAACATCCCCGGCGACATGTAGCTCTTCAGTTGGGATGTCTATACCTATTCCAACATGCCCGCAATTGTCAATTACTACTTGCTCACCCGCGGTGGTTCCGGACTGTCTAGAGACAATATGCAAACAATCATTATCTGTATTAGTACCATATACAATATAGCCTTTTTGTTTCTCAAATTTAAGGGCGACTGAATTACCGGCGGTACTAGTTAGCTTTAAAGTGGCTTGTGGGTTTGTGTACCAATCAGTGTCGCTGTCTATAGTAGATTTAATTTCTACTAAAGAGTCCGGGTCCGGTTCACCTATTCCAACACTTCCCCCAGATATAAATACTGTATCTGTTAAATTTTGCGTCCTATTGGAAACTTCTTCGTAATCGTAATTTTGAGCCATAACTTTTAATTATTTATGGCTCCTGAAGTTAAACTACGCTGGTGGCAGGGCACTATCTCCGCCCATATCTGCCGGGATGGGTTCTAGTGGCGGTGCTTCACCTGGAGGAGCCTCTACTGGTCCACCGAAATCTGGGGGAGCTCCACCTGGAGGTGGTAGTGCGGAACCACCACCGAGATCTCCACCCATCGGTGCAGCACCCGCTTCAGCTCCTGCCTCCATGCCCTCTCTCCAATTGGGACCACCGGTTTCGATCTGTGCTAGTTCGAATGACATTGATTTATCCTTCTTAAGCCATGCTCTATTTTCAAGAATATCAGAATCGCTCCATCCCAAATACTTCTTTTGACAGTATGTACTAGAAACCATTTCATTTTGTGCCATATTACTATAATTAGTGGCTTTAACATCAAATATTTGCTGTTCTCTAAGAGTGTGAAACGATCCTGGTGGGACAAACTTAACATCAAAATCCTTTTCCTTAAGATTGTAATGTTTCCACAACTTTTTAAGTTTTAAGTGTGTAACAAATGTATTTTTAAGACCTTCAGCGAATTTCTGTTGTAATCGCATGATAAACTTAGCAAATTTAAGTTCTTCCCGTAAAACACTAGTATCCGATGTAAAAGTTGATTCAGGGTCAAGTCTTCCGGTGGGAACTTTAAGAGACTTGTATAATTTCTTAACAAAATACAATAAATCGTCTAGGTCGGTCATGCTTGGACCATGCTGTAGACCGTCAACGGTAGTTCCATCGCTTCCTTGCCTTTTTGCGAACCAAAAACTATCTAACATAGACTGAGGATTAAATGCATTAACATTACCACCTTGAGCCGCATCATATGTTTTACGATTAAAGTAATTATGCATTAATTTACGTAAATACGCTTCTGCCTTCGGAGGAGCCATATTACCGACATCAACATTAAATACTAACCGTTCCGGAGATCTTACAAGTCTATGAATAACAACAGCATCCTCCATCATTGTCAATTGCCGGTAGGATCTCCTAGCATTTTCAATAAATGGTAATCTCATTGTCTTATCTTCATTCCATACACCACTATGAGTGTATGTTATCTGATTCTTATCAAAAGGTATATATTCAAACTTTTCAATTTGATTAGTCTTAGGGTCCATTATAGGGCGTCTCAGTAGATACCCTTTAATCATTAAATTTTGAACATTATCATATATAGGATCTATAAGCTCCCCCGGAACCTCTAATATACCTAAAATACCGGCATCGGAATGTTCTTTATGTATAATGTGTTCCCAATAGACCTCCCCTTCGATAAGTAACTGTCTAAAATAAGACCACCCTTTATTAGGTAAGTCAAAGTGGGTTACAATTTTTTGGAATTCTTTTTGAACTTCTTCTTGAGCTGTATTACTTAATCCGGTTTGTGACTTAAACTTAACACCCGCTACAATATCATTCTCATCGGTATTAATCATATCATCACAGATTTCATCTAGTGCATCCGCAACTTCGGCATAAGCCGCCATTATTCTATAATCCGTAAGGCGTTTATACTTATCAGGATCTACATGGGCATATAAGTAATGACTATAATTACTATCAGCTCCTATAGCGCCAATCTCATCAATCGACATGTTGGTCTGAGATACACTATGCTGTGCAAGTGCCTCGTCACGCTTGGTTCCAGTTTTATAAAATAGCTTATACTTTGGATTAAGGTCCTCTATATTATCTAATATGTCTGGGACAGAATTATAAGGTAGCTTTGAGGCTACATATTTCATTAAACTCCGGCCAAATGTTGAGTTTTTTCCTTTATTTGGTTGATGATCCATTAAAAATATTTATTATGTATTATAATATTTAGTATTGCAAATTCAACTTACAATGTTTATATTCATTAAATCCATTGATGTGATTCTATAAAAATGAGATGAGTAAAACTCTGATATCTTTTCATCTAATACTTCTTTAGATATTTCTTGATTTTCTATCTGTATTAATTCCCGGATCATACACTCAGCAATATGAAGCGCCATACACAGTGTATTGTTATTTTGATCGAATGAAATGAACTTCGGATTCCCAGAATTAATACATACACATAACTGACCATTAGCTTCTATTATCCGAGAAGCTAGATTTTCCTTTCCGGAGCCAAATGGCTCAATTGAGTGCCATAAATATTCGGTATTTGAATCATTGATTAATTTTGCAATATTAGAGGCTATAATATTATTATCTTCTCTCATATTTCCGGATTGCTTCCTCCGTAAATACATATCGGTCATGATAATAATGAGTTCCCGATATACAGTTAATTTAAATGGAGATACTATTGGATGATCATCTCTTAAAGAGTAATGTAATGTGTTTTTCCCGGGGAATCCTTTAGAGTCTAGTACCGTGCTAAGATCATTACAAGTAATAGTACCTACCATATTATAAAATGGTGATAATACTCCACTACTACGACAGATTTTATAGCCTCTTTCTTTTGAAATTGAATCGAGTATTGTATTAACCATATGATCGTCATCTAATCGAAATTTACACACATGACCCTGTGATACTATATCAATACCACGAGTTAACGATACCTCCGGTATGGTTTTCTTATGAATAATTGATAACCTAATATCAATTTCAGCTGTTTTAGACTTTCCGTTAATTGTATAGTTAAACTTCTTTGTTATATCACCTAATGGCTTACCGACTAGGGGATGCTGAAGAATAACTAATTGGTCGTTGATAGTGATACTAAGTGATTTACCTTTACTAGTATAAGATGTAACTAAGTGACTAAAAAATGAACTTAAAGTGGTATGTAGCTTTTCGATCCACTCACTATCCATCGCAGCTTTGAGTTGATCATCGACATTAAGTATAGTAATAACGGTACCAGTATCACCTTTAACTTGCGTTTGAGATGATTCCTTTATTATGGGTGTAAATCCTGTTAGATACGCTGTTTGATTCCACTTACAGTATATATCATTAACTTGTTCAAACCCCTCGATACATCTAAGATCTATTATATCATCAGATGTAAGTATTAGTTCAGATTCGGTATAGCAACAATCACTACTCATATAAGGGGTACCATCTTCTTCAAATACATGCCATTCACCCGCGGCATTTTTATGAGCTTCTACCTTACGAGGCTTATAATCAACTATAAAACTCTTACCGGAACGGTTTTTAGTGTCAATCCGCCAATATACATCATTACTATGAGAAAGCTTATCATTACTAATTTTACCACCTATACCCATATAATTTAATTGAGGTGATCCGGTTTTAGAATTGTAAGAGTTACCATATGTAAAGTATTTTTCAAATCCTGTTAACTCTTCATCATCAACGTTATGATTAAATCCAATACCATCATCACTAATAATAATATTGTCTTCGGAAACCACAATATCAATGCTAGATGCACCGCTTTGAACAGCATTCTTAACTAGCTCTGTAAGCGCTTGATGATAAGTAAGCGTCGATTGTAATGAATTACTAATATTTGCAGCTGCTTTAATTCGTATTAGTTTCATTGTAAGAGTTAACTTAGTTCCCGGGTACCACGTTCAAAAAGTCGCCGTATTATATCAGGATTACGCTTATTCGCAGAAGAGAGGTGAGTATATTTGACAATATCCGCTCTTCGAGGTGGATTCTTAACTTGTAACGTCACCGGTGAAATACCATCATGTACCATCTTAATTGAACTGTACCATTGCTCAAAAACCGGGTTGAATTCTTGATCTAAAAAATTATACCTTAATAAACTCATATTTTTAGGTGTTTTAATCAATTGAATTATATCTTGTGAATATCTTTTTATCCACTCAACGTCTACACCACCAAATACACCATGGTTATATGTATTTCCAGAGAAACCTCTATACTTGTACATGAAATCCGCAATATCACCGGTAAGGGTACGACCATACATTACATTACTGAATATTTTCTTGAGCTGACCTCTATAGAACTCAGGAGTATCTTCAATACATTCGACAGCAACTGGAGCGGTTAAGAACTCATCGGTAGGCTTGTCCCACAAGTAGATATCGTTATCTAAATGTAAGAACGGGGCATTTTGCATAGAATATGTTAATATTTTACTATATGACCCTAGGTAGGTAGGTGTCCCCTGTGAGTTTAACCGCTCCAGTGTGTCGAAAGTCTTATCAAATTGTATATGATCACATACCTGGCTTATAGCCTCATGATCACCATAAAAAAATACCTCTTTAAAGTGCTTTTTTGCATATTTAACCGCAATACTTAACGATAGAAGTAGCGTCTCTTGATTACTAAACCCAGAGTATCTGTGGTTAATATTGGACTTCGCCCAATAACTAAATATCACGCGTTCAATCACCTACCTAAAAGCCTACCTATAAATAAATAGGGCTAAAGATATGTTAATCCAGCGCCAACCTCGTGATCAGATGGTATGGCACAATCATCTCTAAACGTAGTAACATAACTAACTGTAGTGTCTACCTCCGCGCATAGAGATTTCGCTGGGGAGGTTGTATCATCCTCTTCTCCGTATAATATAGTATCAACTCTTAACGATCTATTAATAACATCAACCGTAAATACATTTTCAAGCCAGTCGTCATCATCACTAATATTTGTTGATCGGATACGGACATACCGGGAGGGCTTTATTAAGAAGTTAAATCCGTTATACGCAACTAACTTATCACCATCACCATCATTACTAATTTTAAAATGGTCATTATCCCAGTCACCAAAACCGCTAACTAATGAATACCTATAGGCTCCGGTGGTTGCCGCTTCTTCTTCATCTAATACTGTTAAATATCCCGGGTTGATATTTTGATATTCTCTATCATCATTATTCCAGTTAAAGGTAATGGTATTCCATATATATTGTAATATAGCGGTCGGGTTCACATATGTAATAAACTGACCTATATCTGATAGCACTGGGGACCTTTCCGGGATCTCTCGTGGATTAAGAGTAATTCTTGATATAGGCATTGGCTAACATTGATCATTCTCTATTATAACTATAAACACCTTTTCTGTATAGGCATCCAGTTCGTCAGTTGACCGGAGCCGGACGCTATATTGACCGGCACTCAGCGAATAAGATGCTTTAAGTTCTTGTGCTCCGGAACCTCCTGTGTATATATAGAATAGGTTATTATTATCGTCTCCGATTCCTTGTACAAGGGTGTACGTATATGTTAAATCTGATAAATCAGGCAATGTGTTGACCTCATTTAAGTTTTTCTGTAGAACAACATTACTTATAAGTTTTGGATTTTGTGTTTCTAGTGTTAATAATACCTTTTCGGTGTTATTAATATCAGTATAATATACAGTATCGATTAATTTCAAATCACCAACGCTCGACTTAATTGAGTATGGTGATGATTCAAATACAATGTTATATATATCAATATCAAAATTACTATGAACCGCTGATACAGACGCTGTAAATGTGGCTGCTTGAGTATCAAAAGTATACGTATGAGCTGGTTGATGCATTTTAGGGTCACCCCAATCCGGACCGAGAGTCTCTAATAATGCATCTAAATCTGTAGTACCGAGAGCACTAGGATCATCCCATATAATTTCCCTTTCATTTGTAACAATATCACTCTCATCTCCAAAGTCATATATAAATTTTGTAAAGCTATATTGTCCAGCACTCAATCCTAACGAATTTATTGTCAGTGTGAATTCAAACGCTGATAAGGCACCTCCTAGTGTAGATGATAAGTCTATATCAGTTACACCATTTGATAACGAAACAGTATACGAGTCGGTTCCCTTAGTAGTCGATTGAGGTATTGCCTCAATCATCTCAGAGTGAAATACAGACGCATCCGTTAACTCTAACCTGTCAATAGTATACTTAAAGTCATGACTAAAAACCGCATAGATTCCTGATACGTTTGGAACTCCGGTTTCTGCACCTGATAACTTACCTATATATGTTAAATTAAATTTATCTAGGGTGTCATTATATGATAGTAATGGTGTATCTATATCCATTATACTATATTGGTATAGATTAGTAGGTAGCGAAAACTGAAGTGACTCAGAAGATGTAGTTGGAAATTCTGTTGTTAGTGCTAATGTTTCAATATCAAGTTTAATAAGCTGAGGATATGCAATATTACTTCCGGACAATTCCCTCATCCTTCCGCACATTATATATTTACCTTTTTCATTATAAAACAGCGGGATGATCTTTTCTAGATTCCCTCCGGAAGTTTTAACAATTACGTTATTTAAAGTACTAGGTAAAATCTTACCAGTATCATAATCAAAATTTATCTTTTCGAATAAGATATAATCAGTACCATATAATACAAGTATATCATATATCACATCAATGTCTTGTATATTATTATCTTTAACATCATAATATATACCGGATAATTCAGTATGAGCACTATATCTGTCAAACACTTCGCTAAATGCATCTGATAGAGGTGAACCTAATCCTATACCATACTTGTTTCGGACTTCAACCAAGCCGAATACCGCGGATTGATCTGATAAGGTCGATATCGCCTCAAAGGTGTCTACTGTATCATCTAATTGTGTATTTGTGGCTGACGTATTAGGTGTATATAGTGTACTTGACTCTACTGCATGTTCATAAAGCGCACCGAGATTATCATCACAATACGTCGAACTGAAATAATATGTATCAGGAAACGTAGTATCTGCAAAATCTGTAAACACGTCACTAAAATTGATACCGGAAGACGTGACAATATATGAATCAGGAGAATAGTTATAAAGACCACCATCAAATCTATCACAATAAAACACCTCCGGTTCGATAGGACATAAATCTGGCAAAAAATTACCACCGTATGATATTTTGTCAAATGTTGGATCGATGAGTCCGAACCCAGAAAGACCATTTGTGTATAATTGTGGTGGAGCTAAGCTTTCTGGGTTGGGATCCAATCCCGGGACGCGACCACCGTCGTAGTAATTATACTCTGAAAATTCATCACCGGGTTTATCAAACGTTTCAGCATCTATAGATGCACATACTATGCTAGACGGATCAATCACACTAGACGCGATCGTTGGTTCGATCTTTTTATATAATCCATACTCGTTGCCATATATATCAGTCTTCCAATTATATAACACCTTATCAGTAACCATTAAATCTGATTGGCGTTCGGTTACATTAAATAGATTTCGAACTAATGGAGTATATACATCTTCATTAGCCCAAACGTCCCTTTCATCACCGGACCAGAAGTCCATCGAGTCAGTGGATCTTGAGATCCCTACCTGTGGTTCTAGACTCTCCTCTTCTTTTGAAGAGTAGGGATAAAACTTTTGTAGTGATACTTGATTTATAATATCACCATGCAATCTATCATTTGATTTATTTGCACTTACCCATGATATATCCTCAACATGGTCAATAGGTGCTGGGTTTGCACTTTTGGATGCCCCAATCCCTGAGCCGTATATGTCTGGATCCGGATATGTATATATTGTACCGGGGACTATCTTATCTGTTAGTATCTTTGGTTTCGGTTTTAAGCTAAAATAGTTAAGGGTACCTATATTATCAGGGAGAAAAAACCTTCCAAGTTGTTTAGCACTATATACAGAAGATACATCTGGGAAAAAATTAATAGAAGCGTTATATCTATTATGTAAATTTCTGTAAGGTTTATCTGGAGCGTATAATTGACCACTAACAAATTGCGAGCTCGTACTACCAGCAGATAAATAATATGTATCGACACCGGTGTGTGCTTTTGTTAGTTCAGCTTTCTTTAAGATATTAAGATTGACCTTATCCTTAATATAATTAACAAATTCTAAATCCGGTAACTCCTGTACATCGTCCTCTGTAAAAGATACACTGGCGACAAGTTGCTGTAAATCGCTAGTTAAAATGCCGGATGCACTCAAATCCTGAAGAGACGTCTCGTAGCTCTCAATTAATGAAACAATAGCTTTTGATTCATCTATAAAAACGACCGGGTCATATTGAAACTGCTGAAATGCATAGTAAGTTCCGCGGTCGTTAGTTAATGTAGTAGTATCACTAGTACTAACATCGAAGTAGTCTTGACTTAAATCATATAGCTCCTCAATATTAACTGAAAAATCTAATAAGAAGTCTGAAAGTGGTGGTTTTGCGGACTTGTACTGTAATATATACTCATCACGATCAATTAGACTAATAACTTGATTATATACAAGCTTCTCAACACCCTTCATAGAGCCTATTAGATCGTATTTTACCTTCTGATGTTTAATAAGATCACGTTCCTTACTAAAATATAGTACTATTTCTTTCAATCTAGCAGAGAAAAACGGTAACGCGACATCTAGATCCGCCGGGTCATTTAAATCAATATTTCTTAACCATCGGCGCTCTTCATCTGTTGAATAATTAATAGCCGTATTCTTAAGAAGTGTTTTATATAGTGATCTAATCCCTTCTTCAGCTGTAGTACTACTAATACCCTTAACAGCATACCAAGCATGTAGATATGTATTATATATAGATAGGGAATCCCCAGGGCTACCTCCTTGAAGTTGAGATTTACTAATCCAATCAACCAGGTTAAACGGCTTAAGCTTATCTTCTTTAGTTTCAGCCGTTAAAGAAATAGAGTTTGTTATACTGTTTAGTGTAACTACGTTTTTAAGTCTATTAAGTGAGATTTCCATTATATATTCTTTATATCGATGATTCTGTCTTCTTCTCCAGTATAGGTGGGATCGGTAGTATCAAATAGTCCCAACCCTTCACGTAGTTTATAATCAAACATCAAGTCTATGGTGCCATTTTTTGTAATCCAATCAGCATTGGCACTAGCTGTTTCTTTTATTGTTGTCATTTTATTACTCCAATCAATAACACCATGTACTTGCTCCTGTGTAGTTGTTGTGATATAACTATAAAACTCATAATACTTATTGACGGTATCCCAATCGTCTCCGTATAATCCCCAGCCCCATGATTGCTCATATGCACTTAATGGGTATGATGAAAGCCCACTGTAAGTTGTATTATAATGAGTATTAAATGGATGTGCGCTTAAAGCGTTTCCAATACTAAAGTTACCAACCACTACACTATCAATATTCGCGATACCTGGAACTACCTTCGAATAATTACTATTAAATAGCTCTCTTATTACTACAGGTTCACCGGCTGTTAGTAAGTATGTCTCGGTATCTATCGCCGATCCTAGATTTTGACCGTATTTTGGATTACATTCATATCCCATTGAGTCAAAACTATCATCAATATTATCACGACCACCAAATAACCTAGACTGCTTTATTGATAACAAGTCAATTAATCTCTTAATATTTGGAGGATATGGTAATCTATGATTATCTAAGGTGTATCCTATCATATCAGCAAAACTGTATAAACTGTCAATTGTACCTGTGTCTATATCTGCATGATTAGGTGAAAAGTTTGCTATTTTTTCATATATTTTACGTCCAAATATTTCCGGTTCTGACGTATTGTCACCTAAACTCGGAAGAAGCCAATCAGTAAAGTTTTTATTATTATCTAATACATCCTGGAAGATATAAGACCTTAAAGTTTCCGAAAAATTATGATCTTCATTGTATTTCATGATCCGATTGAAATCCGTAATAGATATAACCTCGAAAATATTTGATACTCCGGATAGCGGAGGATAGTGAAACTCCCCATACTCTTCAGTACCATAAGTCCCATGATAGTCGTAGTTAACTATCCTTCTCCACCCGGTCCAGTCTCCAGATGCTCTGATATCTGTTGGCATATGATCCGGATCAGTCTGATGTAGCTCCCATTGAGGGGGTATCTGATCAGCTGTTTTATTGACATCACTAATACTAGAATATGATGATAAAGCACCAATCTGAGAGGAGAGTACTTCGCCAGTATTTAAAGCTGTTGTCGATGCGTTAAATATGTATAATCTAGCATCAGCATTATTAATAACTAATATATTATTAGCGGTATCTGTACTTATACCTTCTAAAGCTTGACGAGCTCGAGAATAGTACCAACTAATTGGAGGATTTGTATTATAAAGAGGATCTGCGAAGGGCTGACCAACAAAGAATGTATCTGTAACAGATGGATTTACGCTAGAAGGTGCATCAAAATCACCCTTATGTATTCTAGACACTAAATGTCGACCGTGAGTGAACCAAGCATGATTTTCAAAATCTGTAGTAATTGATCCTGGTAAATATATCTCATCGTATGTGCTATTTAGCCGGTTATTAGCAGACGAAGTAATATAGATAGTCCCTCTAATACTACTATCGGTAGAATCTTTATAATATAAACTAGTTGGAGCATCGTAAGGTACAGTAAATGTAATATTACCATCCCCGAGATCTGATACTCCGTCTGTATATGCATTTTCAACATCCGAAGTTAATGCAAATTGAAATGTATGTGTATCATAAAATGTATTAGCAAAGCTATATTCATGACCTCTAATAAGGTTAAGTTCTGGATTTGGTCTTCCACCTGTTAAGTTTAAAATATTTGTTAAGTCGTCTTTAACTGCGACCCATGCACTCAAGGGTGGTGATATACCGAAGTTAAACGACTCTATCTCCGGTTCGGTGTCGAAATCTAGTGTGTGGAAGTTTGAACCGGCAATTGATGTAACCTCGTACATTAGTGTACAGTTTTCTCTTAACCTAGCTATTTTACCACATCGCGCTCTCGTATCATTAGGGTTATTTATACATACAACCCATGCATGTTCGAATCTATCTATGGTAATATCAGATGGCATGGTGCCATTATCAAACTCATGTCTACCTATCTCTGTACCAGTCGAATTATACTTTACAACCATGCTACATAACGGATTAGAATACGTCACCCATACATTGTCTTTACTGTCAGTCGCGACTTGGGTTGGATTAAGCAGAAGTTCATATTTAACATGTGGCCATACATAAGGGTTATCATCATCATCCACATCTTCATGAAACCTATCATCATTATGAGCATGTTCATTGTAATAATATGTTGTTATATAATTATCCTGCGACAGCATTGTACCTCCACCATAAACACTCGCCTGACCGGCACCGGATACCCACGGCATATACACCGGGGTCTGTACCGGTACTGCGGAGGATATAATCGAATGAGGTGGATCCTTAGAGAGCTTTAATGTCGATACGGCATCAAATAGTGTAACCCATATATTATCCTCACTATCAACCGCTATAGATGACGGTGTTATACTATCTAAGTAGTCTAACGGGTAATTATCAGTAACATAATACCGTAAGTCTAGTGCTGTTAAAGGTGCTCTATTTAGGTCGTATTGTAAGAGTTGATCATTGTCACCATCCGCCATCCAAACAGATCCTTCACTGTCAACTGCAAAACCTAACAGTCCGCTAGAAGTCGGAGTAACAGTCGAAATGGGATCAACCGTTGTTAGTGAGTTATCATCAGGATCTTGATAAGCATCATATGCGAGATTGTTATAATACGCAGGCTTAAGTTGCCAAAACGTTGTCGTTGGTGAAGTCGCAATATAATAATTCAGTACATCTTAATCAAAGAATGCCGGAGGTTCCATGCTGGCAGTACCTTGTATAACTACCTCTTTACTGGACCCATCAACCCGTAAAAATCCATTATAAGAGCCAAGAGTTGAAAACTTAAACGTGTCATTTAATGTTATATTAGAACTAGTAAGTACTTCAGATGATGATACAGTTAAATTTACAGTATAGGCATCATTTTGATTGACCACCGGTACATCATGAACCGCTGACATAGTTGGAAAATCGTTTTTAATATAATTTCCATCATCATCTGCTAGTGTAGCGGAAAAGGTAATATAGTTATGTTCAAACTTTTTACTGTTAATATTAAACCCCTTGATACCATTCGCGGTAAAGGTTATTTTTGTTGGGGCATTAAACTTTACTTGTAGAGGTAAAACTGCTTTCTTTGTTTCAAAGAAGTTTAAATATATCTTTTTATAGTCATCAATATTATCATCACCTAACTGCACTACAAACCTGCTATTCTCAAACCCGGCGAATAAAAGCACCGGTGTTGGGTCTTGACTTGAGTATGAATTTGGTAAGTCATCAACATAATAGAAGTCACCTATACCGGATGTTCCCGCTAAGGTGGAATTTGAGTCACCTTTGCATGCATGGACTAATTCATCACCTACATACTTAACATATATCTCTTTGTTTGTCGTAAGTACTTTTGTCACCGGGGTCTTTGATGTACTAGTTTGAACTATTCGCCACGTAGGTGTAAAATGTATATCTCTATCCGTCGCGTAGTCCTTTTCTGTTACTGCCCTCGATGCACTACCTTTACTGTATAAATTAATATAATATCCTCGAGCTGATAATGTTTCATATGTTTGCCAGCTATTAAGTCTAGTGAGCTCTAGGCGGTTACTGGTACTACTAGCAGTAACATATTCCGGTTGCTTTGCGTCTGCGCGTTTTGAGCTCCATATAATCTCATCCGGGAGGTAATTATAAACTATAACTTTCTGGCCAAATGTTGATGTATGTGGAATCCCTCGACTGTCAATAAATGTGCAATTGATTTCATACTCACCCGGATACTTATACCACTTGCTAACTTCTAAGCCTTCGTCAGTTGTACCGTCACCAAAGTCCCATATTATTTTGTTATTACTAAGTTTTATCTCATCCGGTAGAGTGCTAAGTATAGGGGTAATCGTATAACCACCAATTGGTAGGGTGTAGCTAGGAATTGATGATCCATAATTTATATATACCGCTCCAGTAGGAGCCGTAACTTTAAATTGAACCAGTACGTCTTTAATACTTTCCGAAAATACAGTAGAGATGTCAGTATTAGCCATTTTTCTTTTTTAGTTATGAGAGTACAACTTCAATTTTCGATAATATATCTGTCTCACTAAAAAAGTATGGATACTTAAAGTATGGAAGCTGTAGATTTTGACTGGTTACTATAATATCCTTTTCCGGATAGACCGGATTCCAAACCAAAAAGCTCAGACCGTCTACCTTTATGGTCGTATCATCTGTACGACGAGTATATACACTATCTACACCCTCAATTGATAGTATTTCTGTCGTAATACTTGTCATATCTATCACTTGACCTAGCGAGTTATTGATGACATTAAAGTATTTCTTAATAATAGCAGCTGTTTGCTCTTTAATCGCGTCATTGTTGGTTGTAGTATTAGCAGACTGTACAACATATAACTTTGTACTGTCTGTAACATCAGTTGTAATTGTTTCGGTAGTGTTAGTTACACCTATATCGACAGCTACATAGACCGGATCGACAATTACCGGGTCTAATGATAGCATTTTTGTTAATTCTAAGTCGGTAGCAATAATATTTTTTTGTGCTGTTGTTAAAAAGTTAACTGCAACATTAGTAGAAGACCGTAAGTTAATCTTCGGTACCGCATATATGTATACATTGTTAAAGTTTGTTGTGGTTGCGAACGTTATTTGATTATACAATACACGCGATTCTAGATTAGGGGCTGTTAGTTTAAGATCATCATGAAGATACTTTAAATGTCCATCAAGATAGTCATTATTATTAACTACCTTAACACTACTTATGATATTACTAAAGTGCCGTTCAACAAACACCTCAAAGTCATTAGACGTTACTAACTTATTTTGGCTAGCAAAATATATTGGTGCTTTCTTCTTAATCTCAGCAACAGACTCCTTAGTGTTAGGAAATGTTGATTCGGATGTATTTGCCATTCATACTTCTTTTAAGTCCGTAAACGATATATATGTTAAGTTAGCAGGTCGGATACTTTCCCGAATATCTAAGAACTGAGTAGATGTATATAGTGTTAATGGAAACTCATCGATAGTGTTAGCTCCTAGTACTCCGGATTCACCGTCACTTACTGTATAATATATAGCTACTGTATCTCCCTCTTTTAATTGCTGACCTGTTATATTATTACCAAACTTTATTTCTATGCGCTCATTTTCATTAAATCTCTTTTCAAAAACCTTATCATTTGAAGTGTATAAAAATAGCGATGTAACTTCCTTAAACTGTGACCACTTATCAGTAACTGAATCTTTAATATATACATCAATATTAAAGTAATCGATATTTTTATCACCCACAGTCAATATAACTTCTTCAAACGGCTCACCATTAGATGTATATAAGGGATACTCTTCATACTTTCCTTGATATAATAAATTCTCATTACCTATAGACGCGATTGATTCTTCAGGTGTAGTGTTTTTACTAAACGATATGTCTTTATTAACCGAATATGTTATACCACCTGCATTAATAAATGTATATCTAGGTATTGTATATGTACCGACACTTAAATTACTGCTTCCTTTAGCTGTTATGTTTAAATTAGATGTCTGATACCCTATAGGCTTGTAGTTCAGTAACTTAACTATACGATTAATATTTTCATATATCTCAGATTCTGAAAATAAGCTTTCAGATGACGTCCTATTTAAGTAAAATAGTAAAACATGATAGCTATATGCTATAATATCGATTATTGACGATAGGTTACTGCCTTCAAATATTTTATCTGTAAATATGTTCTGGTCTGTAAGTCGCTTTACAATAAGATCTTTTAGGCTTACAGCATCAAAAGCCGCATATGCATCAGTAGGTAGTGTAAAATCTGTTAATTCGTTGCTCATTTAAATATAAATCCTTTTGATTCTAGTGTTCCGCTTAGTGTTAAGTTTTGTTTTAACGATGGACATCGAACTACCATCTCTATAGTGTACTGACCAGCATCTTCATCTGTATTAATGTTAATACTTATTATACTCACCCTAGGCTCAAACTGTTCTACCCCTTTAGCCACTGATTGACCGATATCTCGGGCGGTTTCGTCGGATACAGCTTTAAATAAATAATGCTGTAAACCTAATCCATATATTGGGTTTAATATCTTCTCTCCAGGCATCGTATTAAATAAGTTTGTTAATGAATTTTTAATACACCCCTCGTCAATACTTGCTTGTATATCAGACCCTTGAGGTCGTTGGAATAAATTCTTGGATCCTGTCTTACGAATCTCTTCAAAGTCTAGTTTACAATCCTTAAATGTATACGCCCTTGTTGTATCTGATGATGTTTCTAAATCTTTAAGTTTAATAGCCACTTTTAAATACTTTTTACTAAGGTTTTGTTTTAATATCTAGATTATTGGCATTTAAACAAATAAATACTTACAATGGATAAGAAGTTTGATAAAATTTACGAAGGCATGGTAACGAGATTCCAGGGTGGAGGTGTTCTTCCAGGTGATGTTGTTAAGTTTATAGATGATGCCACAAGCAACGAATGGCTCAAGTCGCAAAACGAAACAATGGGTGCAAAGATTGCGGAATTAATGCAATCGGACAATATTTTACGGGTAGGAGCAGTGAAAACAGTAAGACCTACCGTTGCTGGGACGAATACCTCTCATGCAGCAGATGAGTTTTATGCTGATGTGGTTAAGGAGATTTCCCCGGGATTATTTACAGATGTTATTACTGTACCTGTTAGTATTATAATTGTTCAAGGTACAGACCTAGGAGACCAGCAACATCCGGATAGTTCATATATGGATGATCCTACTGAAATTAAGCCCAAGATTCCAGAAGTTAAGGCTGATGATGATATGCTACATCCAGTGTATCAGACAAAAACTAATGACGATAACCGAAAATTAGGTAATAAGAATGTACCAGGCCGGAATGGAGCCGTGGATAACATGACGACTTCGGTATATCTAGGTGGGTTTAAGTAATTTAATTACTTCGCTAGCGCAACTAAGCAGCTATAAAAATTAATCTCCGGATCCATCACAAAGGACATCCGGTATATATGCTCTGATATAATTAAGAGGTGTTCCCTCTTAATATCATCCTTAATCTTGGCGTCACACACTAAATTAAACATGTCTCTTAGTAATTCCCCATAATCACCGTTAAATACCTGCTCATTTTCAATTACTCTCTTGCGAAGCTTTAGAACTAGACCGTCATTTACTAATTTATATAGATTTTCGGCAAATTTTAGTGAATTATCACGAGAATGAACTCTAAACTCACCATTCGTACATGATTTTTGTAGCTCGTTAATAACTTTACGGAGATCTGGATAGTAGCTCTTAACAAATACCTTTAATCTATCAAAATCTTCAGCTTCTATACTAATACCCTCAAGATCTAAAATAGTACTCACTCGATCTACACACATCTCAAGAGGTGGAGTTAAGTCAAATGACTGACACCTACTCTGTAAAGCCGGAATCACACGATGATTGTAGTTAGCTGTCAATATAAACCTAGTATATTCACAATACTCTTCCATTGTATTACGAAGAGCACGTTGCGCATCGCCAGATAACCCATCACATTCGTCTAAAATGATAACTTTTACATTACCATCTAGACTTTTTACCTTACTAAACCCGGTTACCTTAGTCCGGATTGTATCAATACCGTTTTCATCACTAGCATTAATATAAAGATACTGACATTCCAGTACGTTATTAACTAATATTTTTGCTAATGATGTTTTTCCAATCCCGGCATTGCCTATAAACAATAGATTTGGTATTTCGTTTCCTTTTGATATAGATTCTAAAATAGATCTATTATTAGCAGATAGAACTATATCCTTTAATTCTGTTGGTCGGTATTTTTCAACCCAAATACTATCAAATCGTGGCATATATTATATAATACAGTCGCTAGAGCGAAAAGCAATATTTTTAAATAGATTTTCGACCTGATTTTCAATAAGTTTAAATCCTTCTTTGCGAGGTAGCTTTTCAAATTCAGGACAATCACGTCTAGCATAAAATTCATCTGGGATATTCCAGTATATTGATGATGCTTCGGGCCACGACTTGTCCATATATGGCTTGTGCTCAACCTTATACATACAAATAACAGTCTCAGCTATCTTAAAGTCTCTATCAGTAACTGGAACAGGTCTAGCACCGGTGCACATCATTGGTATTTTCTTACTCTGGATTCGCTCTAGGGTTTCTGGATAATGACCACCCGGGCACGCTTGAATAGTACCGGGAGTTACATTAAGACCTCTAGAAAACGCACGTAAATTCTGAACATCGCGTTGCAAACACAAGTAATTAAACCACGCTTCGGCATATCTGCTACGATAAGCGTTTCCTGTACATAAAAATAATATAGATCTAGTTGTCATATCTAGGTATAGGGGTATATCTTAACTACCCGGATGAACCGAACCCCTTTTCTCCACGAGAAGTTTCTGTAACTTCGTCACAAAACTCAAAACTCGGTTGAATTAGCTGATATATAACTAATTGCGCGATCTTATCACCCTTCTTGACGTGATAATCGTCATGGTTACTAAAATTATACAGTTTTACTGCAAGATCACCCCGATAACCGTTATCAATCACACCTAGATGTGGCTGAATACAGTGCTTAAATCCTAATCCACTTCTAGGTTCAATGCGAAGCCAATAACCAGGGGTTATATCCGCTAAAGTTAACCCAACCGGGACTACTTGTGTAGAATTAGCCTCTATATAAGCTGATTCAACCGCTACCAAATCAAACCCTGTGTCTCCGGTGCCTACTTCTTTATTATTTGCAGTTGGAAGCACTGCATCTGGGTGAGTTTTATTAAACTTAATTGAAACACTCATCTTTACCCATTTAAGAGTATGTCATTCTTACCCTTAGACGGTGCCGACTCGACTGATACTGAGTTATTCCTTAACCATGTTAATAGCTCGTTTAGCTTTTCTGGTTGAATCGCGAAAGACCCGTGTCCTAATACTTGTACTGTTACCATATTTATATTATAATAGTTAGGTATTTAATAATCAACTAATTAGATAAATATTAATATGACCGAAGAAAATATAGACTTTGACGATTTAGATGCCGATAGTTTAATATCACAACTCCGTGAAAATACCAATATAGCTAAGAACAGTAAAGAGATATGCGAGGAGTTTGAACTATCAAAGGAGGATCTTGAAACGTTTATTTTAAACTCCACCGGTAAACTTATTAAAGATAGCCTCGAGACAATTGATACAATAAAGCAATATGTACTATCCGCTCCAAATCCAGAAGAGGTGCATTCATTAGCAGAGTTATATAAGGCTAGTACGAGTGCCCTAGATACCTTAAATAAGGTACTGTTACAGAATAAGAAAAGTGCTACACAGGTAGGTATTAAGCAAATGGAGATTGAATCAAAGAGTCAATTAGCTGATAAAAAAGAAAATAAACGGATGCTAACTAGAGATGATATTATAAAAAAATTAATTAACGATGCGAAGGTAATTGAAGTTGAGGAGACAACATCATTAACCTAGTGATCGGCTATTTGTAGCAGTCGACTCAAGTTTCGGGATTTTATTCTTTAATATATCGACATCTACTCTCTTTTTCTCAATCTTCATATTAATACGAATTTTACCCGCTACTTGATTGTTCTTATGATCTTTAATATGTCTAAGGACTCTATCAAGACTTTCACTTCCACCTAAATAATCTTTGATAATCGAGTTTATATCACTCTTGACTACAGACATTCTAGCATAATGCTCAGTATCTACTATTAAATTTGTACCATGTGATGTAGTTGGTTTAGTTATAATTAACGTTTTAACTTCATCAGTAGAAGCATCATCTATTAAACTTATCATATTTCTTCTATATACATTGTTAAGCTTTTGGGACATTTCTAATTCTAAATCTCTGGTCTCGTCTGTAACAATGTAATCAACTACACTATTATGAGATACCGGGACATCTAATAGTGCTGATTTGATATCCCATTGCCATATAGTACTTGTATCTTTTATACCTTCGACATTTTCTAACTGACCTATACTCTCACTAAAATCCGCGAAATAATGCTTATCAACTTCAGATAACTCACTTTTAACGTTCTCCTGTATCTTTGGATGTGACGATCTAAACTTATCTAACCAAAATATTACAAATTCTGTCTCTAAATCGTCAAACCCAATAGCATCTTGTAGGTCTAACGTAAGGTCTTTATCAGGGGATTCAACTATATCGGCATATACTTCCTTTGTTTCTACTGTAGAGTCAGTTCCGGTGCTATTAGGCGTAGTAATACGTACTTGAACAGCTACTTGATCACCGGATTTTTTAGGATTTCCGGATTCATCTATTATTAGCTTTTGAGTATCAATAATCTGATCTTTAATATTCTTATTATCTAGCTTTTTCTCTGTAGTTATACTTTCTAACTTTACTCCGCCCTTATTATTATCTGCAACCTTAAACGTTCCGCTATTAAGTTCCGTAAAGAAAGCTACGTCACTTGTTATAGGATCTGGCGTACACTCATTATACCACTTAGAATTGCATATAACAATCTCATCATCATACTCTCGAACAACAGATAAATAATCTGTCGACTTCTTATGTAAATCAATAGTACTTGTTAAATTTAGGTCAACAAGAAATGGGTCAAATGTTTTTCCTTCTTCAGCCATTGTTATCGGATTGCTTCATTAAATTCAAGGTTTCTATATGAGTATGGTTTAATACCAGTAACTTCATTTGTATACCCGGATGGTGTTAATTTATGTACAACATTTGTTATTAGATATATACCTAATATCTTATCATCATAATCACTTTCAAAGTATGGACCTTCGCGACTTAGACTAAAAAATCTCCCGGCTTTTCTTGTAGTGTCACCTTTCACTATAAACGACATTGCATTACCTTTAAGGAGACCTTGCATAAGAGTAAACGACTTTCCAGCTCGGACAGTATTTTCTAACTTTGATGTACTAGAGTAAGATACATTAATGTTTTTGTTTTCACGTCTCGAATCGTCAATTAATATATTATTGCGTGCGCCACCTTTTGCAGATCCCGGAAGGTTGTCAACATAAAGGCGCTGAAATTCGTCTCTTACACTTTCTATTTCGTTTTGTGCTTGAGATACTCTAAACCTACCACGCTTATGATCACTGAAGTGTACTGGTCGGGTTGTCAATAGACCTTGGGTATCTAATCCGTTGCTGTCATAAAATAAGTACTGACTAACAACCGAAATATCCGGAAAATGTAAATTTGATATAATTGACACACCTTTATGAGGTACTCTAGACTCACCCGGGATGGTCTCCTTAGGTAAGGTGGACTGCATATCTAAAACTAACCGCTCCCGGAGCCATGGACCGGCGGTATCTTTATCTGTCATAGCTAGATCAAAATACGTCGACATAGGTAATAGTGACCACTCTTCACTCGTACGCTCTAACCTCAAAATACACTTTTCACCCGTAGTCGATAAATGTGACTGTAACATATATTCTATGTCATTTACCGCTTTACCTTGAGCAGAGGCAGTATAAAACGATTTTGTCATTCCTTTATCCCAAGTTGTAGAAAATTTATTATTCATTTCCGGGCATGTACTGGTTATAATATCCTTTATAATGTCACCGGTGTGGCGCTCGCGTTGAGTATCAGACATTTGAGCTAGTGGGGTCGTTATCTGGGTATCATTATTTTTCTTATTAAATTGACCTGTACTGTAGTATGAATTCCTTTCCAGTAAGAGCTGGTACTTATAATCATGAAATGACAACTTCTTAATCTTCTCAGCCGGTTGGTCTTTGTCCGATCCAGGTATACCGGGGCGGAGATCTTCTACATCATAAATAGCAAATAGATGTTGAACAGAATATACGTCACCTGTCATTGGTTTAGACTCTTCAATCACATCACCTTCAAGAGGTGATATTTCAATGTATAGAAAGTCTCTACCGTCCCCCCGGAATCTATACGCGGACATGTCCTGTAAACTACCGTTAACCACTTGCTGAGATGTTCGCTCTAATACATCATCTGGATTTTTGATGACCATGGTTCCTCTGTGGTGAAACTCTAAAAACGAATCAACGAGAGTTAAATCAAGTATTGAGCCGCGGCGTATCCTGACAAACCTACCATCATCGTTAAATAAGAACACTTTAAACGCAAAATATCTATCATCAATTCGCTCTGCGTCAAATTCTGAACCATGAGCTTTTAGTATGTCACTAATAGCATCTGCAATCTTCGAGTCCATTACGTTACAGCTGGCTATTTATTAGACTTAATACCTCATTAATACGACCCTGCTGGATCACTTTAAGTATATCACCACCTTGAGGTAATATAACCGGATTTTTAATGTCATTTATAACAGCTATTAACCACCATAAATCAGTTGACCGGTATAATTTATAACTTAGTATATGCCATGCCATTGTATTGGGTACTTCGAAATTAAAAAATAAACTTTCGTCTAATTCTTCTGGTATATTTAACGTTTTTAAAATATTATAGAAATAATATTTATTTTCCGTATACATCTTAAAAATATTCTCAAACCGATCGGTAGGTATAGAGTCTAATTTAGGTAGTTCTGATCGATATTTTGCCATTATATGTCCTTATTCGGCTGGGCCTTTGAATACTTTGTTAACTGTTATGTCGAAATCATCTTGTAACACTTGATATGCCATATTTTTCGTTTCTCCAAACAATTCCGTCACTGTTATAGATACGTTATATGCGTCTGGTATAATTGTCTTAAATTTCTTGTCTTCTGAATATACAGATGCTTTCTGAGCTCCACCAGGGGCAGGTTCTGTCGAAGGTTTAACTATCGGTATTTCTAGCTCCATCATTCTTCTAGCACCTTGAAATTCAACCTGAAGATTAGTAATTGCAGCATATCTTGCGAACCACATACCTGGGATTCTTGCGGTATATATAACAGGTGGTTCGATAATATCTCTAGAGACCCTATTTGGCATATTTTGATATGTTAATAAGTATAGAAATTGCCAATTGCGAAGGACATCATCAAACGTACCGGTATTAAGTAACGGAAAGGTCACCGTGTAAGAGCTTTCACGTCCAGAAAAGCTATAAAATTTTGGCTGCTCAATATAAACACCCGGTGCGGATACATTCATGCTTTTAGTGATATCAGCCATACCTTGGGCGATTCCACCGGCGCCGATCATATCAAAAACACTAGTCATACCTCCTTCACCTCCTCCGGTTCCAAA